GCGGAAGTACCTATGGTAATATATCAAAAAGCTATACGAGAAGGTTGGGCGAACGATAAAGCCAAATGGAAAAAATGGTTGAACGATCCCAACAATAAACTTTTCAGAACTTGGCAAGGTAAATTATGACGTACGATGATTTAAAAACACAGATAGCAGATTTTTTAAATAGAAGCGATTTAACTTCTAAATTAGATTTTTTTATTGATGCTACTGAAGGCGAACTTAATAGAAGATTAAGAACTAAAGATATGGTGGTTAGAGCAACTACTACTGCCGATAGTCAATATTTATCTTTACCTACTGATTGGTTAGAAGCTATAAACGTAGAAATTACCTCTGGTGATTTCACTCCTTTGTTACAACAATCTATAGAATCTTTAGATGTTTATAGAAAAGCTAACGACAACAATTCTGGACAACCAGTATTTTTTTCTATTGTTGATAAAACTTTAGAGTTAGCGCCTACACCTGACACAAGTTATACATTACAATTAACCTATTATGGTTCGATAGCAGCGTTAAGTAGCACGAACACTACTAACTTTGTATCGACAGGGCATCCAGATGTTTATTTATATGGTTGTCTAAAACACGCTTCAATCTACTTAATGGAAGATGAACGTGTAAATATGTTTTCTCAGTTGTTTGAAAAAGCGTTAGAGGAAATGAGAATGGAACAAGAACGTGCTGAATTTGGTAAAGGCTCTTTAATACCAAGAAGAAGAACTTATGGCAAAGCACACAAAACAACTTATCATTTTAAGAGTTGAGGTAAGATATGTCAGGATTTAGTGATTATTTAGAAGATAAAGTATTAGACCATGTATTTGGTGGTAATGCTTATTCAGCACCAGGTACTTTGTATGTAGCTTTATATACTGTTGCACCATCTGATACTGGTGGTGGTACAGAAGTTTCTGGCGGAGCTTACGCTAGACAAACAGGAGCATTTACTGTTTCTGGCACAAACCCTACAACTGCAACAAATTCAGCAGCTATTGAATATCCTACAGCTACAGCCAATTATGGAACTGTAGTTGCTGTTGGTATTTTAGATGCTTCTTCAAGCGGTAATTTATTAGCTTACTCTACTTTAGATGCTTCAAAGGTCGTAAGTAGTGGTGATGTTTTTAGATTTAATGCTGGAGATCTTGATATAACGCTGGCGTAACATCATGGCCAGTATCGGCTATAATCAGGGTTACTACAGTAGATCCAAATATAACGAGTTAGCACACCAAGCTGAAGCCACGATAGCTGGCGTTAGTGGCGGTAGTGCATCTGGCGTTATTATTACAGTTGGCGCAGGTACACTTACAGGTACAAGTGGATTTAATTCTGTAGGTACACAAATAGATTTAGGTACAGCAACTATTCAAGCTGTATCTGGATTTAGTGCTGAAGGTACACAAATAGATGCTGGCAAAGTAACTATGTCAGGCGTTTCTGCCTTTAGTTCTACTGGCCGCCTAGTTATTGCTTCCTCACAAACTATCGCAGCAACTTCTGGTTTTACTTCAATAGGCTCACAAATAGATCGTGGGGTTGCTACGCTTGCAGCAATATCTAGTTTTAGTTCTGTCGGTGGGTTAAAATGGACAGACCAAATAGTTGCAGCAGATACTTGGACAGAACAAACTGTGGCAAGTGATACTTGGTCTAACCAAACTGTATCTGCAAATACTTGGACAGAAGAAAATGTAGCAAGCGATACTTGGACAGACCAAACAAATCCAACAACTACATGGACAGATTTAGATGAACAAGAAGTAGCATAATATGGCAGATACAACAACGACAAATTTATCCCTTATAAAGCCAGAACCAGGAGCAGCAGAAGATACTTGGGGTGTTTCTTTAAACACAGACTTAGATACAATTGATGCAATATTTAGTGCAACAGGAACAGCAGTTTCACTAAATATTGATGGTGGAGATATAGCATCTGCGGTCACAATTAATAAATCGCCAGTTATAACATTGGGTGGTGATCTTTCTGGAAATGTTACTTTAACGAATTTAGGAAATGGCACTTTAACTGCGACTGTTGGTACTTTAAATCAAAATACCACAGGTTCTGCAGCTACTTTAACAACTGCTAGAACTATTGGTGGTGTAAGTTTTGATGGTAGTGCTAATATTAATTTACCTGGCGTAAATACTGCTGGCACACAAGATACTTCTGGAAATGCCGCAACCGCAACTGCTTTAGAAACAGCCAGGACAATTAATGGAGTATCTTTTAATGGTACTGCAAACATTACTACATTAACCGCTGGTACAGGTGTATCGGTATCAGGCACAGCAGTATCTATCGGTCAAGCAGTAGCAACATCTGACAGTCCTACATTTACTAATATGACGTTGTCAGGTACTGATTCAATCAAAGTACCTGCTGGAACTACTGCACAAAGAAATGGTTCTCCTGTAAATGGAATGTTTAGATACAATTCTACAACAAATGAATTTGAGGGTTATCAAGATAGCTCTTGGGGTGCTATTGGTGGTGGTGGAACTGCAACTACAATTAATAATAATGCTGATAACAGAATTATTACAGGAAGTGGCACAGCAAATACGCTTGAAGCAGAAAGCACTTTAACTTACACATCTGGAACACTAGCTCACCCATCTGGAGATTTCACTATAGATGTTGATGGTGTTATTAAATTAGATGCTGATGGAGCAGAAATACAAATAAAAGATGGTGGTACTGAAATAGGTGCTATAAACATGGCTAGTAGCAACTTAAACATAGATGCAAAAGTAGCTGATAAAGATATTGTATTTAGAGGAATAGATGGTTCTAGTGATGTTACTGCTCTTACCCTTGATATGTCAGCAGCAGGTAGAGCAACCTTTAATAGCGATGTAATAATTCCAAGATATTTAGAACACACAGGAGATAGTGATACTTTTATTGGTTTTCCAAGTGATGATACTTTTGTTATAAACACAGGTGGTAGTGAAAGAATGCGAGTTGATTCTTCTGGTAATCTTGGGATTGGAATTACTACTCCTACAGATTACAATTCATCTGACAAACTAACAATCGCTAATACAAGCGGTAATGCAAGTTTAACTATAGTTGGCGGTACTTCAGGAGAATCATCTGTATTTATGGCGGATGGAACTTCTGGCGATGCTTCTTATCGTGGTTATGTTCAATATCAACACACTAACGATAATATGAATTTTGGTGCTGCTGGTGCATTAAAAATGTCTTTAGACTCATCTGGTAATCTTGTAGCTTCAGGAAATATTACAGCTTATGGTTCTCCTTCTGATATTAAATTAAAAGAAAATATAGAAGTTATAGATAATCCTTTAGATAAAGTAAAACAATTAAAAGGTATTACCTATGATTTAAAATCAGATGGTAATAGACTTACAGGTTTAATAGCACAAGATTTAGAAAAAGTATTACCAGAAGCAGTTTATACAGCAAAAGATTTAGAAAATGAAGAACACCTAGCTATTCGTTATGGCAACACAGTAGGTTTATTAGTAGAAGCTATCAAAGAATTAGAAGCTAGGGTAAAAGAATTAGAGGGTAAATAATGTTAGTAAAAGATAACGCCTTAGATTTATCTTTTAATTTATCTGACTCTAAAGCATATCAAACTATGCCTATGTATAACTATTGGAAAGGTTGGTGGGCAGAAAATCCTAGAAATTCAGTAGAAGAGGTTATAAAACTTTTATGGGAAGATTTAATAAATCCAAATGATTATCTTGAAGGTGGATTTGAATACTGGTCTAGAGTATTTCAAGATATGGGTTCTTTAGAATGGCATCAAGATACTTGTGAAGCACACTATATAAATGATGATTACTTAATAGCAGACAAAAGTTTAGTTTATTATGTAGAAGTAAGTTATGATCTATGTGGTGGTGTTATGGAAGTAGCACCATACAATGAGAGATTAAATTTAGAAGCACAATGTAAAAATGCTTTAAATATTGATACAGAAACTATAGAAAGAATAAGACCCAAAGAAAATAGATTTGTACTTATGGACTCAGCACAAATGCACAGAGTGACTCGAATACATAAAGGAACAAGAAAAAATTTAGCTACAAGTATTTGGAAAAATACTCCACAACTTTTTAAAGAACATGAAAATTGGCATAGAAATATGGAAAGTATGACTAAAGTTCACTGGCAAGAAAAGGAAAGTAACTAATGGCAATTTCAAGTTCAGGAGCAGTATCATTTGCTAATATACAAACTGAGTATGGTGGCAGTAATCCTATTAGTTTAAATGAATACTACTCAGGAAGTCTGCCTAGTAATACTGCTTCTACTACTGTTATAACACCTACAGTATCAAATACTTCTACAAATTATACTAGCGGAAAATCTACATTTACGAGATATGCTAATGGGTGGGCACATAGTAGCATCAGAACTGATGTATCAAATACCACCGGCTCTATTACTGTTAATGAGCGTTCAGGTGTTGATTTAACAGGAAATTCTGGTGCTATACCTTCTTCTGGAACAATAGACATGAATAAGTTTAGAGGCACAAGTGCAGGCACTAATGAGTCTATTATCATATATGGAATAATGTATTACGTAGATACAGGAGCTAGTAATTACATATACATATACACAGACGGGCATAGAGGAACTGCGGCAACAAGTAATGCAGCATTTCCAACTCCCTTTGTAAGTCTTTCTTGTGCTGCTAAAGGCGATTTTCCTGCTACGACTATTCATTGCACAAGCAGTAATACAGGTAATGGTTCTTTTCAAAGTAGGTACCAAATTACTCATTCCAACAATAGCACTATAGGAAATTACACAGTTCTGACTTCTTCTCTAGTAAATAACTCATGGAACAATGCAGGTAATGGGTTTAGTGGCAGTCCGGGAACATCTTGGTCTGGAACTTGGAGTATAACAGTAAATCACTAATGGATATTACATACAAAACAATCAATGGAGTTAGATATGCTTTCGCAGCTTATAGAAACGAAACTTTTCAAACAATGGCAGAAACTACTTCAGAAGAAGAAATACAAGATATGTTTTCAAACTTAAAAAGACTCATAGACGAAAAGTATGAAAAGTTAGATAACACAGACAAAAATATAGAAGAAGCACGAAACCAACAAGAACACATGGTTTTAGTAGATTTAAAAGACCCAATAATCCCAGTAGGAGAAATATAAATGGCAATAATTATTACGTTTACACCAATAGCTCACGCAAAACCTGAAGAAGATTTGGAATGGATTGTATTAGAAGGAAAAACAGGCGATATTTTGCTTAGAGAAACTATGGAAGATAATTTAGAAGGTTATCCAGAAATAGTTTATGACACAGAAAGTTCTAAAGTTTTTAGAAGACCAAATAAACTTTTATTATTACAAGGATCATTAAAAGGAACAGTATCTTGGGATGGTGATGAAATTCAAGCAACAGATATAGAACGATACAAAACTTTAAATCAAAATTCTGTATTTCAAGAATCAACTACAAGTGAAGCAATAGCTAACAAAGAATATATATTTACTTACACTTATGCAGCAGATTTTACAACCTTATCAGATACTAGAGGAAAGTGGGCATTAGCAGCAAAAGCATCTATGGAAGCAACAGCGGACAATACTAGATTTTTATGTACTAGAACAGCAACTGACTATGATATAAAAGCTATAGATATCCCTGTAGGCGAAACAAAAGCAATAACAAAACAACAAACAACTAATTACATATTTTTTCCTCAGAAGTGCTCAATAGGTGAAAATAATATTGAACAATTTACCGCAAAAAAATTAACGAGTGATTCAATAAATGTGACTAATAATGGAGAAGCACCTGCAAGGGTAGTGATTGTATCTAAATAATGTTAAATCCAATAAAAATAGCAAAATCTATAAAATGTATATTAACCGATTATGGAGAAAGTTTAGATTTAAGACCTGATGAAAAAGACGAAAATGGAGAACTTAGACTAAATTATCAATTAGTTTTATATAGAGAGTTAGCTCCTTTAGCTATTCCTTTTATTAGGAACCTCAGAAAAAGTAGACAAGGCAGAGATGTTTTATGGGGTAGAGAAGCTAATAATATTAATTATGTAGAAAACGAAGTTTTACCAAAATTAATGGATTTTAAATATCTAAAATCTTTACCTAAAAATACTATAGGTTATGCTTACTATAAAATAGTAAAAGATGTAGGAATTGAAAAACTTTATAACCAAAGGTTTAAAGAAGAAGAAATGCAAGATGATTTAGCAGTACATGATGTACGAAATAATATTTCAAGACACTTGCTATTAACACACGATTTTCACCATGTTTTATTTGGATATGATACTAAAGCACTTGGAGAAGCTATGATTCAAATAGTTATGAGTAAAATATTAAAACAAAAAGTTGGCAGCATAATTGCATTTTTTGGCACAATAAAAGCTTGTAGAGATGCAAATAGTTTAAAACCTTTTAAAGCATTTTTTGAATGTATAAAAAATTGTAAAAATGTAGATGATAGGTTTGCATTTATGTCGCCCTTAGAATATTTAGAGGAAGATATTAATTTGTTTAGAGAAGAATTTTTAATTAAAAAACCAGAAATATATAATGAAATTATTCAACAATAAAACGCTATGGAACTTTCCCATAGCTAAAGCACAAATTGAAAAAGTAAAAGAAATTTACAAAGATAAAGGTTTGCCAATGGCTATGCTGTATGTAATTCTTATATTAATTGGTTTTAAAATTTTTGTTATAAATGGCATTATATTTATTTTAAATTATTTATTTAATTTAAATATAGAATATGCTCCTGTGCTTTATTATGTTTTTGGAGTACAAATAATATAAGAAAAGAATTTAGAAAAAAATTTTATAACTAAGATATAATTTAACCTATGGCAGACACGAACACCACTAATTTATCGCTAGTAAAACCAGAAGTCGGAGCAAGTACGAATACTTGGGGTGGCAAGATTAATACAAATCTTGATACTGTCGATGGAATTTTTGCTGGCGCTGGTAATGGTACGTCAGTAGGCCTTAACGTAGGATCTGGCAAAACTCTTACAGTTGGTGGCACATTAGATGTAAATGGCACGATTGATTGTGAAGGTGGAGCGATTGATAACACTACGATTGGTGCAAGCACAGCTTCTACAGGCGCTTTTACTACGCTTAGTTCTTCTAGTACAGCAACATTAGCTAGTATTACTTGTGCTGGAACTTCTACTTTAACTACAGTAGATATTAATGGCGGAGCAATAGATGGTGCAACTATCGGAGCTAGTTCTGCTTCTACAGTTGCAGCTACAACATTAACTGCAACAACTGTAACTGCTACTGGAAATATAAACACTACAGGCGGTCAGCTACAACTTAATGGTACTAACTTTTTTGATAAAATATATCCAGTAGGATCAATTTATATAAATGCAACAAACAGCACTAATCCTGGAACTTTATTAGGTTTTGGAACATGGGCAGCTTTTGGCGCAGGTAAAGTACCTGTAGGCATTGATTCATCTGATTCAGATTTTGATACCGCAGAAGAAACAGGCGGTTCTAAAACTCATACTTTAACTATTAGTGAATTACCAGCACACACGCATACAGTAGAAACTAAAGTATCTTCTGGAGTTAATGGCACACACCCACTAGGTTCTTCTGGCTCAACTTCTCAAGGAACTAGAGCGACAAGTTCTACAGGTAGCGGTACAGCACATAATATTTTACAACCTTATATAGTCGTTTATATGTGGAAAAGAACGGCTTAACTTTTAGAGATAAGTCATGGCGTTAGTACAAATAACACCCCCAGCAGGAATAATAAAGAATGGCACAGACTATGCTAATAAAGGTCGTTTTGTTGATGGTGATTTAGTACGTTTTGAAAATGGCTATCTTAAACCTTTAGGTGGTTGGACATACTTTAGAGAAAATCCAGTTGGCACTTTTTTAAGTGGCACAGTCACAACTGCATCATCAAGCGCAAATATAACTGTGACTACAACTGCTGTGCATAATTTAGCTGTTGGCAATACAGTTGTTTTAGAAGATTTTGCAGCTACAGGTGGTATTACTGCTAATCAAATAAATACCACTTTTACAGTAGCTACTGTTCCTTCCACAACGACATTTACTGTCGCTACAACTGGATCTGGCACATCTGCAGCAACTTCATCTGCATCAAGAGTTATTCAACCAGCAGTTCCAATAGGTATGTATTCTTACAAAACCAATAGCGGTGAAGAAGTCTTAGCTATTGGCACTAGAGCTGGAGTAAATGTTTTTTACAATGATACTTGGTATGACATTACACCATCTGGTTTTGTTGCTGATGATGTAATTACCTCAACTGGTTATGGTGCATATCATTATGGTGTAGAAGATTGGGGAGATGAACGAAGCACCTCTGGAATAAATTTTAATACCAAAAGTTTTTCTTTTGATAACTGGGGTGAACATTTAATATTTTGTTTTGCAGGCGATGGCAAAATATATCAATGGCGACCTGATGCTGGTAGTGGTAGTCCAGATACAATAGCTACCGCAGTAAGTAATGCACCAACTGGCTGTCAAGCAGTTATTGTTTCTAATGAAAGACATTTAGTAGCTATAGGTTCTGGTGGTGATCCTCGTAAAATAGCCTGGTCTGATAGAGAAGATAATACTACTTGGACATCTTCTGCTAGGAATACTGCTGGCGATTTACAAATACCTACAGGTGGTCAAGCTAATTACGCAGTTAAATATGGCAATGATATTATTATTTTTACCGATGTTGGTATAAACAAGATGTACTACGCTGGTAGTCCTTTTGTTTATGGCATACAAGATGCTGGAGTAAATTGCAAAGCAATTAGTCCGAGATCAATAATATCTTCTGGTAGCTTTTTATCATGGATAAGTGAAAATTCTTTCTTTACTTATAATGGCCAAGTTAGAGAACTTAAATCAGATGTACACGATTTTATTTTTGATAATATTCAACAAAACACACAAGAAGCTACTTTTGGCGCACACAACATTGATTACAATGAAATTTGGTGGTTTTTCCCTGTTGGTGATACAGACCAACTATCGCCAAACAAATATATTATTTGGAATTACTTAGATAATGTGTGGTCTATTGGTGAACTTGATAGAGGTTGTTGGGTAGATCAAGGTGTATTTAACAATCCAATAGCTTGTGATTCTAGTGGTTTTGTTTATGAACACGACAAAAGAGCTTTATTTAATTCACCAGGATTGGGTACAAGAAAACCTTTTTGTCAAACAGGCCCATTAGAAATAGGTAATGGTGATAAAGTAGCACAAGTAAATCAAATTTTACCTGATGAAGAAACTACAACTTTGCCAGCAATAACTTTAAGTTTTACTGGTCGTTTTACACCATTAGGTGCAGATACAGATTTTGGCAGTTTTTCTTTTAATGCTGATGGCTATACCGATGCTAGATTTTCTGCTAGACAAGTTCAAATGAAAATAGAAGGCGATGTTACGCAAGATTTTCAAGTTGGTAAAATTAGACTAGATGTACAACCTAGAGGTCGTAGATGATAGATCCTGCTAGTAAAAGTCAATATATACAAAAAGTAACTAATGCCAAAGTAAGTTTAACCACTACTAATGCAACTACTTTATTTACTGCGCCATCTGGCTCAGATTTTGATTTTGCAGTTATTGAGTCTATTTTAGTTAATAACAACAATGCTGCATCAACTACTTTAAGTGTTACTTTGACTGATGCTAGTTCTAATGTTTTTAATATTTATGACGATTTTACTGTCGCAGCTAATACAACTGCTGAATTATTAAGTAGAGATTTAGTTTTACAAGCAGGTGAAATACTTAAATTAACTGCTAACGATGCTAATAGAATTATGGCAATAACCAGTTTAGTTGAATATGCAAAAGGAGATTAAAAAAGAAGAATGGGAAGTGCATTGGGATTATTGCAAGCAATTTATTGAGCCTGCATTAAAACATCAAGATGCCTATACAATAGACGATGTAGAAGATAAAATAAGACATGGATTTTTCCATTTGTGGCCAGGTAAAGAATCAGCCTTTATAACTGAAATTGTTACTTATCCACAACACAAAGTAATGAATTTATTGTTTTGTGGCGGTAAGTTTGAAGAAATAGAAGAAATATTAACTTCTATTGAAACTTTTGCTAAAGCCATTGGTATAAAAAGATTATATGGTGGTGGTCGTAAAGGGTGGAAAAGAAAAGCTAAACATCTTGGTTATAAGCAAGAATATATGATTAGAAAAGAATTATGAGAAACAACAATGGCTAAAGGCGCAACAACACAAGAAGCAGTAGTACCTGATTACTTAAAAGATCTTTATACAGAAGCATCTAGCAAAGGTTTGGTAGCTTCTGATTTACCTTTTCAAGCATACACAGGGGATATGGTTGCTGGTTTAACAGGAGATCAATTACAAACTATAGAATCAACTAGAGGATTATTCGGTCAAGCTATGGCTCTTGATCCTAGAGCTGATTTAGCAACTTTAGCAAGACAAGAAACACCTACTTTGCAAGCAGCATCTTTACTAGATACCGACATAGCTCGCTATCAAAATCCTTACACAGAACAAGTTTTAGAGCCTGCATTAGCAGACATTCAAAGACGACAAGACATGGCGCAACAACAAGCGCAATCCAGAGCAATAAAAGCTGGTGCGTTTGGTGGCAGTCGTTCTGCTTTATTAGAATCAGAAGCGACTAGACCATTTGCTGAAGAAGCAGCACAAACAATCGCTGGCTTACGTTCAGCAAATTTTGGTCAAGCACTAAATATGGCTGAAAGAGATGCAGCTCGTAGGCAACAAACAGCAATCAATCAAGCAGGGTTAGAATTAAGCGCCAGACAACAACAAGCTGGTTTGTTAGGCGGTGAGTTAGGCGAACAATATCGTACGCTTGGTTTATTATCTGGTATTGGCGGACAACAACAACAATTAGAACAAGCTAGATTGCAAGCACAACGAGCTGAGTTTGACAGAGAACTCGACCAACCATTACGTCAGTTAGGACTTTTACAAGCAGCTTCAGGACAAATATCTCCTGCGGTTATTGGACAAAGAATGCAAAAAGAAACTGGCTTAGGTGATATTTTAGCTACTGGTGCAGGCTTGGCTGCGGCAGCTTTTACAGGTGGGTTGGCAGGTGGCCCTCCAAAAAAAACATGAAGGGTTTAATGGCCATCAATACTACAGGTAACGCTAATCCTTATGGGAGTTATGCTTAATTATGAATAATTTATTTGATCCTACTAATCAAACTGCTTTTGACTTGCTTAGTCAGACAGAAGAACAACAGCCTTTTACTATTAACAAAGACAATTATCAACAAGCAAATACAAGCACAAATACAAATACAAGTGCAAATGGAATGACAAGAAATCAAAAAATTGGATATATGTTAGCTGCTGTAAGTGATGCTTTTGCTGGTAGAGATGTTGCTGGTCGTGCTATGGCAAGAGCGCAAGCTATAAAACAACAAGCAGAAGTTGATAGACAAAGACAAAAAGCTCTTGAAAAAGAAAAAATTATAAAAACTTTAGGTGCAGGTATGAATCCTGATATGAAAATCTTAGCTCAATATTATCCAGATGTTTATGCACAATATTTATTTAGAGAAAACGCAGGAACTAGTCCGTCTGATCAAATAAAACTTTTGCAATTAAATGTTTTAAAAACTTTAGAAAATTATGAAGGAAGTTTTGAGGAAAGAGTTCAAATGTTAAAAAAACAAGAACCAGCTAAATATGGGATTTACAAAGATTATATTGAACAAAGAGAAGTTTATAATTTGCTTAAAGAAATATTTGAAGGGAATTTAAAAGACAAATCAGACAACACAGTAGTACCTTTAGGCTTTATTGATTAATTTTTTTATAAATGATAAATGACAACATATACTTTTACCAAAGATGGTCAGCAATACAGCGTAGAATCAGATAGAGTACCAACTAAACAAGAGCTTTTAGATTTAGTATCTAAAGAACAAAATAGAATCACCGAAGAAAACATTGTTAGCAATCCTGATTGGATAGCAGCTTCTAAGTCTGTATATGAATTAAATGAAGGGCCTAATGCTATTGGTTTAGATTCTGACAAAGAATATGCTAACTATGGTTTAAGGTATATGGGTAATTTTAATTACAACTTGCCTAAAATGGCTTACGAAGCAACACAGCTAACTTATGCAAATGACAAACAAAAAAAAGATTTTGTAAAATTAATGGATATGTACGATGCCAAAGAAGCTAGTTTGGCTGGTTTTGGCAGAGCGTTTAAAGGTTTAATTCTTGATCCTACTACTTATGTTGGCATTGGAACTTTTGGCGGAGCAACAGCAGGCGCACAAGCAGTAAAACAAGGAATTAAAACAGGCATAAAAGAAGCAACTAAAGCTGGTTTAAAACAAGGCGCTAAAGTTGGTGCAATAGAGGGGAGTTTGTATGCAACTCTTGATAATGCTGGGAGACAATATTCCAGAATAACTGCTGGACAACAAGATGGGTGGAGTTTTGAACAGACTGCTAAAGCTGCTGCAATCGGTGCTGGTGCTGGTACTGTTATTGGTGGCACAGTAGGTGCTGTAGGAG